CAGGCGCTGCACCTCGGCCAGCGCGCGGGCTTCGCGGTCGTCGTTGCAGTGCTTCGCCAGGTAGGCGTCTGGGTAGGTGTAGAGGGTGGCCACTATGTGCTCTCCTTGAAGGCGGCATTCACGGCTGCGGCAAACTCACGCACGGCCATGGTGGCGGCGCTGATCAGGTAGGCGTCGCCGCGGTAGCCGGGGTGGTTGACCTTCTTGGCGAAGGCGTATCCATTGCCGACTACCCATCTCAGCGCCTTGCGCTTGCCGACGCGCACAGGTCCAAACTCGCCGGAGTTTGACGACTGGCCGCCAGCCTTCGGCCGGATGACGTGCGGCCGGGTGCCAAGGTTGACGTAGCCGGCATAGGGCGCGCGCTGCGTGTCGTGGCCGACCGCTCGGCCGGTCGGGATGGCGCGGTTGTATAGCGACTGCACCAAGGCGCCGGTCTTGCTGTGCCGCAAGGCCCCGCGCTGCGCCTCGTCATAGGCGACCTGCGACATGCGCAGGATGGTCTGGCGTTCGAGTTTGGCCGGCAGGCGCTGCAAGACGCTGACCGCTTCAGACAAGCCGACGAGGCGCAGGGTGATCATGCTGGCGGCTCCAATGGAAGGATGCTGACCGGCGTCCAGGTGATGTCCGTCGCCGGGGTCCAGGTGATTGTCACGGAGTACGGCATCGAGAAGGTCGATGTGTTGCCGCTGAAGGTCTTGCTCAGGTCGGGGTATTCGCCCGATGGGGAAAAAACGATGTAGGGCGGTGTGACGGCGTAGGGGTCGCCGAATTCACCGACGCCCACTTCGTCGCCGACGCGCTCGAAGTAGAACGTGAATTCCAGGTTTGTCGTCGATCCCGGTGTGCCGCGATAGATGTTGACCGTGACGCCGTAGCGTCCAGACACAAAGCGGTTGTAGGCCGGCGGGTCGCTGCCGGGGATCAGTTCCTCGCGGATGATCCGCTCGACAAGTGTCTGGATCGAGAGGGCATTGAGCGGGAATGCGTCAAAATATTGCGCCGATGCGGTCCGAGATGTGTACGGCCTGGCCGCATAGGTCCAGGTCACAGTCGGCAGCGATCTGGACAGCGAATATTCGCGCAGGGGAGGACTGCCAGACACATCCCATTGGATGTGCCAGCCGATGAAGGCATTGAGCGACCCTGGCGGCAGCGGATGGTATACATACGGAGCCGCGGGCGCCACGAATCCATTGATGTCCTGACCGGTAAACAGATTCTGGACGGTCGCAGACTGTCCCGGAACGCTGATCTGCGAGTACAGGCCGCGGCAAGGCTTCGGGTTGTCCACAAAGCCGATGACGCGCGGGCTCGACCAATTCTGTCCCAGGAACTGCACCACCACGCGGTCTCCGATGGTGAACGCACGCGCATTGCAGGTCATGTAGACCACGGGAACGTTCGTCAGCGTCGCAGCCTGGTTTACCGACAGCCTCTGCGCACTGGAAGTCTGCGCAAAAAGTGACACGGTGCAGGTGTTTGCGGTGTAGTTGATGGTGGTGAGCGTGCCCCATCGGTATGTCGGCTTGAACTTCTGCCAGCCCGGGAAGATGGCGGCATTGAAGTAGCACTGCGCGGGCGAGAGCAGCTCGCGGGCGCGGAACTCGCCGTCGCTGGCCTGCCACGCGCGCCCGCCGGCAGCGATCAGCACCAGATTAGGGTCGCCTGGGATGTCGCAGGTGGCGGTGTAGGCGTTGGCCGGGATGTCATCGGTGTAGTCGACGCACCATGCCTGCTTCTGCACCTTCGTTTGCAGGGTGTTCCACTGCGCGGCCTTGCGGCGCCAGTTCGCGCGCTCGATCTTCAATGCGGCAAGCTGGTCGCGGATTGGCTGGTGGAAGGCAATCAATTCGCCGAGCTTGCGCTGCTCCTGGACAATGGGCAACGTTGGCAGCGTGTTCACGCCTGGCGTCCCGTTGTTCAGTTGCGAAGCTGCGCCGATGATCTCAGCAGCCAGGACTCGGATCTTTTCTCGCCGCGCTTCTTCAAGCGCCTCGGCCTCGGCCAGCGTCACCTCAAGCTGCGCAATCTGCGTGTCGAGTTGCGACAACCGGGCCGTCGTCGCCGCCAGCGCCGCTAGGCGCAGCGACTCGCCATAGTCAAGCTCGACCGTGTAGCGCCCGGTCGGCCCGCCGCTGATGATACGCGCGTAAGCCATGGTCAGGCCCCGGCGTCGTTGCGGCTTCCGATGTCCATGAACTCGTCGTCGGCGTTCGCATACCAGTTGATGTACGACACGACGAAGCTGTCTCCATCCACGATGGCGCGCTGTGCCGGCCGCAGCAGCCAGTCGATGGCGCATCGGACGCGCGTGCCGCTGCCGCTCGTGGTGACCAGGCGCACGTCCGACAGGGTGCGGTCAAGCGTTGCCGAGGGGTTGTCATTGGCGGCGAAGGCGTCGGAGTAGCCGGAGAGCGTGCAGGTGTTGCGCGATGGCGAGCGGCTGAACACTGCTTCGGTGATCGCTGACGTCGCCATCACGGACTCGACCGCGTTGCCGTCGACGAACTGTCCGCGACGGCTGACCGTGAATGCCGTGGCGTCGGCGATGGCATCGACGTAGGGGTCACATGCCGGGATCACGCATTGCAGGTAGCAGGATTGATCCACTTGCTGCGTGGCCTGCCAGCTGCTGACCGGCGCGCGCACGTCGCCGGATGGCGTGTGGAGGTCGACCACGTAGCGGATTGGGGCCGCTGGGTCGATGGCGCCTGTGAAGTCGGTCTGTGCAACGGAAGATGGATAGCCAAGCGGCCCCGCATCTGAAAGAAGCGCGGCTGGCGTGTTCTGGCCAAGCATGGCCGGGGCGCCCAGCATGGTGTCGACAGACAGATAAGCGTCCGTCCCCGGGATGTCGCCGCTGGTTGGCAGCTCGGCACTCGGCGGCGTGAATGATGCCGTGTGACGCGCGACGCCTTTTGTGACGCGGATGTCGTCGATGTAGCCGGTGAACGGGTACTCGGTCCAGAACTCGGGGTCGACGTCATATATCTTGTTGGAGCCGATCAACAGGCCGCGGTTGACTGGGATGTCTAGCGATGCAGTCCAGGTGTCGTGCAGCGTCCCGTCGATGAAACTACGAGCGTTAGTGCCGTCGTATGACACCTCGATGTGATACCACGTATCAGCCGAAAGTATCCCGGCGCTATAGCCCTCGGATAACCCCTCTGGGTCGCTGTTGTCTGAGATCGTCAGGCCAGACGACAGGCAAAAGGCGCCGGCCTTGTAACCTTCGAGATTGGCGTCCCAAAATTGGAACAAGAAGGCGCCAGAAAGCGCCGCCGTGGCGGGCCTGATCCAGAACTCAACAGTCCAGGCGCCGGCGTCAAACTTGAACTGACTTGTGACGCCGATGGATAGGGCCGTTCCTGCCGTGCCGTCCAGATACAGAGAGGCGCCGCCCCACTTGCTTTGCGCGGTGCTGACTTGTGCATTTCCCAGCGCCGTGACCGTCAAGCCCGCAGGAGACAGGTCGGTGAACGTGGTCGAGCCATTGCTGCCGTTGCACGTCAGCCGCAGAACGACGTTTGACCAGTTCGCGTCAGACATGGCGTCAGCCGATGGTGGCGCTGATGACCTCGACCGGCGACCCGTTGATGATGCTCAACGTGTTTAGGACGAACTTCCCCGACACCGCCACCGATCCGGCCTGGCACGGGAGCGCCAGATGCACGTCGCCGTCGCTGTCGCACAGTTCGGCGTAGGCGGCCTCACCGCTGGCCGTGGCGTCAGCGGGCGCCGGGAAGTCGAGCGTCAGCTGCCCGGTCGTGCCGTTGACGGTGCCGCACGGGTCGGCCAGCGGGATGGTCGCCAGCAGGGCGTCGGCGGACGTGCGGATCTTGGCGCTGCCGGCCGATGCGCCGGAGTCGATCAAGTCACGAAATGAGGTGTGCGCGGCAACCTTGGCGGCCGCGCTGTAGGTGGCGGCGGTAGGGACGGCCATGTGCGTGGCTCCGGGTCAGGCGGAAATCTTTTCAAGCGCCAGCAGGCGCAGCGTCGATTCATCGGTGCCGGGCGCGTAGTACTCGGGCGCCGTCAGCCAGACGCCGGCCGGCATGGCGACGACCAGGCGGCTGTAGGTGCGCACCAGGCGTTCGACGTTAGCCTCGACGGCGAGGCTGGTCTGGAACCATCGCAGCTCGATCACGCGGTCGGCCTCGGTGAACCCGTAGTCGTTGACCACGGCCCCGCCATCCAGCGTGGCCACGCGGTTCATGCGGCGACGCACCTCTCCGGCCGTCTGCGTCGGGATGCAGTCCAGCTCGACGACGCCGTAGGGGTCATATGTGGTGGTGCTGATCGTGTGCAGCATGTCAGACCCCCAGCAGCATGCCGAGCCCGTCTTGATTGGCTCGCACTTGGATCGTCCGCAGGATCTCCCACATGAACGCTTCCAGGTGCGGCTGCAGGCCGGCGCCGTCGACCTTGATGATGCTGTCGCCCTTCTCGAGCGCCCGGGTGCGTGCCTTGATCTCGCTGATCTGCGCGTCTATCAGCTTGCGTTGGTCGGCCAGGGCGTTCTGCCGCGCGGTGTTCTCCTGGTCGATCTGCTTTTCGATCAGGCGGATGGCAGCGAACGACAGCGAGTCGTAGTCCTTCAGCAGCCCGAACAGGTCGCCCAGCAGGTCGCCAGTGCTGTTGACGGTGTTGTTGATCGACTCGAACGACGCCTCTATGCGCTTGGTGTCGGCCTCTATCTGCGCGACGTTCAGCGTCACCTTCGCCTCGATGAGCTTAATGCGCTCGTTCGAAGCGATCTTCTCCATCTCGATGCGGAAGCGCTGCGCGGCTTCCTCGGCCTTCTGCAAGTCGGACGCGGCCTTGGCGGCGGCCTTGCCGGCGTCTTCGGTCGCCTTGCCTGCCTTCGGGCCGCTGGCGGTGATCTTCTCGAATGCCTTGTCGAGCCCGGTCAGGCCCTTTTCAAGCTGGTCGGCGCTGATCTTCCCGCCTTCAAAGGCGTCGAAAAGCGTCTTCTGCAGCGTGCGCAGGCCGTCCGTGCTGCCGACCTTCTTGATCGCCGCTTCGAACGCCAGCGCAAACTGCTCGCCGTTGGACTTCGGATTCTTGGCCAGCGCCTCCAGGTCGCGCGCCAGCTGCTCGATGCCTTCGGTGGTCTTCTTTGGGTCGACGCCGAGTTTCTTCAGCAGCGCGTCGAGTTCGGCGGTGGACTTGGCGGCCTCGTCGGTCGGCTTCTTGGCCGCGTCCATGCCGGTCTTGATCGCGTCGCCGGCCTTGGCCCCTTCGTCGCGCGTCTTGGTCAGCGCGTCATAGAGGCTCGTCGTCGACGATGCCGCCTTGTCAAGCGACTCCTTGGCGTTGTTGATAAAGCCGGACCAATCGGCGCCGAAGATGCCTTTGGGGCTGTCGCCGGCCGTGGCCAGAAGGTAAAAGAAATTGCCGATCAGCTCGCCGAACAGCTTGACGGCCGCGATGGAGCCGGTGAGCGTGGCGGTGACGGCCTCGACGCCGCGGATCAGGATGTCGAAGGCTCCGGCCTTGCCGACGTTGATGAACGCCTGGTCGATGGTGTTCTTCAGGCGGTTCATCGCCTGCGTGTAGCCATCGAACGACGCGCCGCCGAACGTCTTCTCCAGCTCCTGCGCGAACTTCGGCAGGAAGTCCTCGGCGGCGAGCTTGCCGCTGCTGACCAGCTTGTCGAGTTCCTGCGTCGACAGGCCCATCGAGCGCGCGGCGATCTGGAAAGCGCCCGGCAGTCGCTCGCCCAGCTGGCCGCGCAGTTCTTCAAGGCTGACCGTCCCCTTGCTGACGATCTGCGTGATCGCCAGCAGCGCGCCCTCGGTGTCCGAACTGCTGCGGCCAAGCGCGGACATCGCCTTGCTGATCGCCTCGAAAATGTCGCGCGTCTTCTGGCCTTCCAGCGAGGTGCCATTGGTGGCAGCGGTCAGCTTCAGGTAGTTCTCTGACGCCACCAGGACCGCAATGCCGAGCTTGTCGGCCACGTTCGCCACATAGGCAAACTCGGCGCCGGTGTCGGTGCTGGCGCCCTTGATGGCCTTCAGCGCGCGCTCGAACTTCTCGAACTCGACATTGGCGTCGATGAAGCGGTCGACGATCTTGGCCTTGGCCAGGGCCTTGATGGAGGCCACGGCGGCGTCGATGGCGGGCGCCTTGCTGCCGATCTTGTCCAGGCTGTCACCGAGCTTGTCGGCGTCGACGGCGGCCGTCTTGGTGGCCGCCTCCATCTCGCGCACCTTGCCGATGACGTCGGCGGCTTTGCGCGATGCCTGGTCATTGCCTTCGAACAGGATCTCGACGGTCTTTTTCAGGTCAGCCACCGCCGATCCCTTTCGTTACTTCGTGCGCGCGGCCTTCTGATCGTAGTAGGCCGCCCACAGCGCGATTTCTTCGTCGGACAGAAACCCGTGCGGGATCACGTCCGGCCGGTGCTGGTAGAGGAAGCCGCCCCGCATTTCCAGCATCTGCATGCTGACCATCAAACCGTGGTCGGCTGCGAGGCGGCTTCTGGCTTTACCAGATCGGCGCCCTTGCCAGTGAGTTCGGTGATGCTGTTTGTCAGCGTGTAGAACTCAATCGTGAAGGCTTCGGCGAACTTGACAGCATTGGGCAGGTCGATTGTCGGGCTGACGCTGCCCATCACCAGCATTTCGAGTCGCTTGGCAACTTCTCCGGGCGTGTCGGCCGTCAAACCAAGTGCCTTGCGCACGGCTTGCGTCTGGTCGCCTCCGGAGGCGATGGCCTTGACGATGGCCTCGACGC